AGCATATTTAAACGGGTCATGGCTGTTGCCATCCAGGTTGCGCCGCGGATTTGTTCTGCGCGCTCGCCTATAAATGCATGAATAATATTGTCTGCGTCGATACGCTCGTAACGTGCGCCGGCAGAGGCAGTGTTTTCAAGATTGGTTTGTAAATGATAGGCCACCGGCTTACCGGTATTATCAAACTCAATGCCCATTCTAATTTGTGCATTGTTGCCTAGGTTTTTATTAAGGTTTTCATCAAGACGATTAATGTCTAAAAATTGTAACTTCAAGCCAAACTGAGAATCATCACGAACGATGCGAACTAATACCTCACCATCACGCGCAGCACTTTCAATAAACAAACGCTGCATCTCTACAAACGATAGACGTGCATCCCATGAACAGTTTCTAGCCTTTGACCACTGCATCCAGGCTTGCTCAACACGTCTATTAGACTTATGATCCAGCTTGCCCTTGGCAGTTTTAGCTTTAACTTGCAACAAAATACCTTTAGCACCAACAACATTTGACACACACATCTGCAAATACTTGCGAGCGTAATCATTGTTTTGGCTTAAATCACGAGCGCGGGTACGTAATACTTTGCCGCCGGCTTGTAAATCTTTATTAATACTTTGTGAGGTTGTTGTCCACGACGAAGTTAGTCGGTCAATTTTTGCGCCAGCAAATGCACGCTTGGCTACGGTTTTTTTATGCTTTCTAAAGATACTTAAAAAATTCACTAAAACCTCGTTTTAATAATTCCGCCATGACCAAGGCCATTGGCAATGCGTTCATTGCGGGTTTCGCGCACGTATTCTGCTTTGTATCTATCGCGTAATAAAATCAAATCAGCAATTGGTGTGCGCCCTAATGAGCGTCCTTGAATAGAATATGACTCTTGATCCTTTGAGGCTCTACCCTCAATGGTTGCTTCAATAGCATCAAGCACTTTTTTAACGTGTCCTCTTGGATCGGTGTTTGTAGTGACACGGTTTGGCTCAACTTTCCATGAGCCTTTGTCAATTGTTATGCGCTCAGAATCTGAGTTGCGAACGATGTAGGCTTGCCAGTGATAAACACCCACTGCATAAAGACCTGTAACCGATCGGCCAACTTCAACAATGTAATCATTGCCTGAACTTGTAGCGGTAATTGCAATCTGTGTCGAGCCTGAATTTTCTAGTCGTGCAGAATACTGCAACTCATAATCCGCTGCTGGATAGTCACTACTTAGCGTTGTGCGCTTCCAGGCAAGTCGATCACCACCAACAATGACCGTTGGTTCGGTCGTTGGATAGTTGTTTGAGTCAAATAAATTGGCCATAGATCCCTATATCTAGTGTTTTGAAAATATAAAACTACTATATCTAGGCATTAGTGTCGTAACTTTTTTTTAGATGTCAACCCTAATTTGGATTTAATTTACCAACGAGCTGCGAATCCAGAACCAGGACGCTTTCTAGGTCGTATTGGCCTTTGTGTTTGGGTTACTTTTGGAGTGTCTTTGGCAATTTTTTCAACTTCTTTAGCGTCAGTTTTAACTTTTTGCGGTGCTTCATTAAACAAATCAACAGTAATTGGTTGCACTTGATCCTCTAATCGCTCCCAATCTTTAACACTCCACTTATTCATTCCCAAATGATAGGCAGCAGCCAGTGCATATACCGAGCAATCCAATACCTCGTTGCGCTTATGTGATGGCTTGACCCACTCGGTGCGAGGATGGCCTTTGTGATACCTGGTGACAAGCTTCTCTGCGGTAAGCTGGGCGTAAAAATCATCATCCAGTTCTGTTGAGAAATGCACACTGCCTGCACCCTCTTCAACACCGAAGCGACCATACCAAACACTCTTTGCTGTGTCTGATCCTACCGGCCATAGCTGAACGCCGCCGCGAATAGTTTTGCCTTTAAGACTTATATCTTGGTTGGTTGGTCTGCCTACTACCGGACGATTGCGAGTTGATTGACCCTTGATTGCAATCACATGTCGGTGCTTTCTAAGCCTGCAAAAATCGTAAACCATTTGCGTGTGGTGGCCACCGGTGTCAACCGCTACTGCTGAGAGTTTAATCGCCGTTCCACTTTCATGAGCAAGCTCTAATTGCAGCCAATCGTCCATCTCTGCCCACAGTTTTGGGCTTGCAGGATCACCAAAAAACACCTGATAATCAATAGCCCAGCTTTCCTCGCCCTTACCAAATGCCCAGATCACTGCCTCGAGTCTATTGTCTTGCACGTCCACACCACAAGTTGCAATAAGCGCACCCATTGGCAAGGTTCTCAGTGGGTATTGTTCGGCGCGTTTGCGTAAATCATTCATGTCAACACGATTAGATTCCTCATCCCAACACTCACCCAGGGCGGTATTAATAAAGGTTTTTAAAAGGTGTGGATCTTGTTGGGCATCAAGCCACTTTTGCACAAGTTGCGCCCAGGTTTCCCACGGTGAATACAGTGAAGATATATGGTAGCTGCGACGTGTATCTCGATAATTGTTCTCAGGCTTTGTTGCCACCCACTTACCAGCTTGAAGCATTTTTATCTTGTCACTTTCCTCAATAACGCCTGCACAATGGTCACACATATAAACCGCTGTTTCCGGTCTTGGCACTTTGTTTTCGTCCTTACTCCATTTGATATTCTGCCAATGTAGCTCCTGCATGCCATCGCAGTGCGGACAGGCCACATGGTATTTACGCTGATCGCCTTTTAGATATTCACGCTCAACACGGCTCACATCTTTCACCGTTGGTGTTGATCCAATCAGCACCTTACGACGTGCAAAGGTTTTGGTACGGTTTACAGCCAACTCGATCGGATCGCCCTCGCCGTCCAAATCATACGGATAAGCATCAACCTCATCAAGCAATAAATATCGAACAGGTACTGAGCGCAAATCAGCAGCACTATTAGCACCGGCAATAAACAGCACGCCGCCATCAAATGCTTTTGAGGTGGTAGTGTTTCCACTATCCCTAGCGCGCGGGTCGGCGACTAATCCACGAAGCACTGGCATGTCTTGAATCATAGTTGCGAGTCTTTGTTTTGAATATCGCTTTGCCAGGTTCTGAGTTGGCTGCACCATCATGGCCGGAGCAGGTGCGCGGTGAATAATATAGCCGATCATGTTGGTTAATGCTTCGGTAAATCCAAGCTGTGCGCCTTTCATAATCGTTACAAATTCACATCTTGAAGATGGCGAAAACGCATCCATGATTTCTTTTAAATACGGTGTGCGATTGGTGCGCCAGCGACCAGGTTCAGCCGCATAAGTTTGACCAAGCAAGCGATATTTATCCGCCCATTCGCTCATCGGCTCTTGTGGGTCTGGCTTTAAACCCCTGACAATTGCATCAAAGGTTAATCCCTCGCCTTTGACATTAACTATCGGTATCTGTTTCTGGCTCATCGATTTCTGGCTCACTTACCAATTCAGTAAACTGCCCCTCCATATCATGCAAGATCTGGTTGATCTCGTTCTCAATCATCTCATGTATTTCATGATGATCACTTTCACCAGCCATAGGAATGGCCAGTCTATCTGCCACGGTTTGCAATGAATTGCGAACACCTCGAGCAGCTGTAAATATCGCACGGCGTATCTCATCCACACGCACCAAATCACCGCGCAATTCAGCATCATTCATCTCAGCAATATTTGCTTGTGCTGTTATTAGCCTGGTCTTTTCACCATGCTGATCAGTATTTGCCACGCCACCAAATGCTCGCTCACGTAAAAACTTTACATACCCTTGCACCGATTGCACCAACTCATATTTGCCGCGCTCCTTTTTTGGAATCACTCCATCGTTCACCAGCTGCTGACACCTGCGTTCAGATAGCATTAGAAGCTTAGATATAGTTTCTATTGAATAGGTTTGATCAGCCACACTCTGTCCTCTTGGTAAAGTATCTTCTAATCACATAAGACCGCACCAGTGAAATTAAAGTAAACCAAATGCCAATAGCGATATTGTCTTGCAGGCTTATATCAATTTTATAAAATGGAAAGATTAATAGCTGCGATGCCAGCGCCACGCCATAACCTATCATGACGTTGCTCAGACTTTCAAGCACACTATGCCACTTGCTTTGCATCTGATACCTCATTAAAAGTTAAACCACTAACCTCATGTACTGCTTGCTTGCCGGTGTACTC